AGCAAATCCAGCAATACCAGCTCCAACTCCTGTCATTTGTTTTGCAAAAGCCCAGGCATCAACCTTGAATGCTGCCAGTAAACCAGCAATAGTAACAACAACTCCCAATCCTGCTGCAGATTCAGGAGTAAACCCAGCAAAGAAATTACTTATTATTTTACCGATACTTCCACCATCAAGTCCGGCCATCAATTTTAAACCATAACCAGCAACTATTTCACCTATCAATATACCACCAGCAAATCCAGCAATACCTGCACCCATTGCTGTCATCATTCCAGCAAAACGTAAGGGTTTAACTTTAAATCCTGCTAACAATCCAGCTATGACAAGTATTACACCCATCTTTGCAGCATTTTCTTCAGTAAATGCATCAAAGAAATTTGTAATGATTGTTGTTAATTCTGAACCATCAGTTCCCATCAATCCAAGAATCATGGATGCACCACCCAATGCTAACGCGAAACCTGCAATACCAGCGCCTAATGCAGCTAGTCCAACACCAAACCCCTTACCAATACCTGCTACTGCTTTACCAATACCACCAAGACCAGCACCAACACCACCAAGAAGTCCCGCAATCAATCCCCCAGATTTTTTATCTTTGGTGGTTGCAGCACCAAACCCCTTGTTAAGAGTGTCGTAAATACCTTGAAATATATTTCGTTCTGCACTCGCTGATTTTGCAGCTTCCTGTGCAAGTTCTACATCCGCTGCAGACTTTGGTGGGTTTCTAAGAGTTTCTCCAATCGCATTTACTGAATTAGTTACACCCTTAACTGAATCAATTACATCCATAGACTCTGGTGGAGTTTTAAGAGTTTCTCCAATAGCCTTAACTGAATCAATTACACCTACTGGTGCTTGTGGAGTTTTAAGAGTTTCTCCAATCGCATTTACTGAATTAGTTACACCCTTAACTGAATCAATTACATCCACAGACTCTGGTGGAGTTTTAATGGTATTTCTTAACGCCTTTAACGAATCAATTATGTCTTTTAAAGTATTGTCTGCCATCTATTTCTCTGTTATTTGGTTTAACCGTTAGTTTTACGATTTTGTTCTTCAATTCTGGCATTCTCATCTTGTACCCATTGCACCAATAATTCTGAATATAATGTTCGCTCGAAGGGCAACATATCCTCGATTTCCGTCAAACTCCATTTATGATGTTGTATCATAGCAAAATTTTGTAAATAATATGCTTCAAGTGAGTTGTGACTTAGGCAGATGCGAAAAAAGATGCAAGTCCTTCTAAAGTTTCTGTTTCAGTCTTTCCACATTTTTTACAAGTATATTCAATATCCTGTTTCATTTTTGGTAAAGATTCATAATAATCTTGAAGTTTTTTAAATTGACCAGAATTTAATGAATCTAAAAAATCTTCCAACTCTTCCCGTGTATGGTCTTGAGCAGAAAATACATCTTCACCTTGTATAATTTCAACTATACTATCTCTAATTATCTCCATAACCAAATCTATTTGATTTTTATCCCCAGCACCAATAACATTATCTATGCCTGGGGGAGTCAAACGAATCATAATATTATCTGTTAGTTTTATCAAATCAGAATATTTTTTATTTTTAATCACCTTAACTTTAGAAAGGTCTATATCAAGTCTAATAATTTCACCACAATCATGTTTAAAAGAAATTGTACTTATATCTCCAACTGCTTTTCCTCTAATGTTAAGAAAAAGATATTCAAGGTCAATCATTGCAAGTTTGTTGACATTAAAATTTTCAGTTGATACACATTGAGTTATTATTTGTTTTATTGCCTTTGACATCTCTCTATCATCTTTTCCCTCCAGAGCCATTAGAAGAATTTTTTCTTCTTTAACTAAAAACGGTCTGTATTCAATTTTTTTACCAGATGTTGGTAATTCTAAATCATATAGTATAGTATTTAATTTTGGCAAAGCCATGATTTTCTCCTTTTCAAATCATTTTTTATTATAATATTATTCATCCACCAAAAGAATTTTTTAAAGTGAATTCCATCTTCTGTATTTAAATGTAACATTAAGTCTTAATATTTCATTTCCCTGTGTATGCCCTAATGCAATTTCACCAACAACAGAAGGATATGCTTCTATCAACATTATTTCATACTTATTTGTCGCATCAGCAAACGAAGTTGCATCATTTGATAACCTAGATATATTAACCGTTCCAACAAAATTATTATAATAATTGGGATTGTTGGTAGTAGGACTTATAATACCTGCCTGCCATTCATCGAAATATTTTTTTACAGTAAAAGCATCATCAAGTATAAATGATAATGCAGCCTCTGTAAATGTTTCTCTATATGGTATTTCTCTTGGTGGGCCGTATATGTCCTGTGGATTGGATGCTAAACCTTTAGTTGGAAGTGAAACTGCTTCACACAAATATTGTAAACTCTCTGTTACAGCACCCCCCGATGACATAAATGCAGGAGGTATAATATTTACATTATATCTATTTCCTTTAGCAAAATTACTAACCTTAGATTTTATTTTTTCTATGCTAAATACAGTTTGTGTCATTAATAGTATTTCCTGCTGTCGTTCCAGACAACTCTCTTTTTTTCTTTTTGAAATCTTTCAACTGGTAGGAATATTGCTATTTCCCACTCGTCTGCGTTTATCCTCACAGTATTTGAACGAACATTAGAGCCAAGATATCTTTTTATACAAGGAACCGCTCTACCAAACCCCTTCAATAAATCATATGTTATTTTCAATCTTGTGGTCGCATCATATTTATTATTAGTTGCATATTCTTTCAACGTATCCATAAGAATTGCTCTATCTCTTGGTGGAATATAATGTAAATTCAACCCATAGAATCCACCTTTGGCTTTCTCAAATGGAAACACCAAAGGATACATGTCCCAATAGGGTAGTTTTTTAGCAAACTTTGGGTCGTATTTGTAGAATAACATTTTTCCAAGTTCTGCGCTACCTTCTTCTTGTCTTTTAAGAAGTTGGTTTGGAGTCACTGCTCTCATTTGAACACTTGCACTTGCTTGTTTGACCTTTTCTCTAAACCAATCCCCAGCCGCCCTAGCTTTTGTTGTTGCAGAACTCGTCTTAATTGCTGATTTGAGTGTGTCTAAAAAACTTTCTTCTAATTCTTTTATCATAATATTAATATTTAGTTAAATCTACTTCAGTTAAAATTTGCCAATTCCAATTTCGGGCTTCACAGTATGTTGTTGCTGCTTTCCACTTTGCTTCATTGACTCCCCAAGTTTTAACCTCTCGGATAAATCTTCTTCTATTTGATTTTGGTTTGGGTGGTTTAGTTTGAATCTTTGGTTTGATTTCTATAAGAGTTTCACATTGTGAAGTTTTTATCCAAAAGTCGGGGAAATATCGATGAACTTTACCATCTATGGGAGAGCGATAAGGAATAACAATCTCTTCACTTGACCACTTTAAAATAGAGTCTTTACCATCAAGATATCTCATAAACTTCAATTCCAACCCTGAACGATAAAATATTTTACGGTAATCACCTCTGTATTTAGATATGTTTTTTGGTTTATAAAATCCTTTCTTAATCCTCATATAAATATGTAGTAACGGCACAAAACCGTCCAAATCAAATTATCAATTTACAGGAACAATAATATGAGTAATCATCCACAAAACATTACTGGTGGTAATTTTAAAGATGGTTCAGGAGACCATTTCGTGTATCCAACAGGTATAACGGCTTCTGGACCAACAGAATATCCTCATTATATAAGATTTATTGCAAAAAGATCATATACTTCAACAAATTCTACAAGAGGAACACAAAATGGTGATGTTGTTTTGTATATGCCTCCCGATGCTTTAAAAACATCTTATAGTCAAACTATTGGTGATATAGACGCAAGAGCTTCTATAGCTTTACATCAAGCCCAAGGAAGCGGTATAGGTAGTGCATTGACCGGAGGAAATTTTGGTACTGCAGCCGAATCTATAGAAGCTGCTTTTAGTGGTGCAAAAGACAACCTTAATGTAGATGCTTTAAAGGCAACGATTAAAACTTTAGGTAAAACTGGAGCGGCCGCTGCTTTAACATCACTTGCTGGTACTGATGTGGGGCAGGCTGTATCGCGGGCAACTGGACAAATTTTAAATCCACATAAAGCAGTAGTGTATCAGGGGCCTGGCGGATTTCGTACTTTCTCTTACACCTTTGTAATGGTACCAAAAGACGTAAAAGAAGCAGAACAAATTTTTAAGATAGTTAAGTTTTTCAAAAGAAGAATGCATCCAGGCACAGGTGCAGGAACTGGAATTAACAGCACATCATCTGTCGCTTTAACTTATCCAGACGAATTTGAAATAAAATATTATGTTAATAGAAAAGAAGTTGATGGTAGTGATGTTACTAAACCACTATTTAAAATTCATAATTGCTTTATGGAATCTTTTAATGCAGATTACACAACATCTGGCCTTACTTCTTTTATGGATGATGCACATCCATTGACTACTACAATATCAATGTCATTTAAAGAAACACAACTTCTTACTAAAAAAGACATAGACGAGGGCTATTAATATGTCAGAATTTTTTTCAAATTATCCAAGAATAGCCTATGATATATCTGGTGATAATTCTACAGTTCCAGATTATACTGTTGCTGTCAATTTAATGATTAGGAACAAGTTAAGGGGTGCAGTTGAAAATGATATAGCAACATATTATCCTTATGTTGTTCCAGAAGGTATGCGACCAGATGTTCTTTCTTATCAATATTACGGAGATACAATTTATACTTGGGCAATATATCTTATAAACAACATATTAGATCCTTATTGGGAATGGCCTCTTGGTTATAAAGATTTTAGAAGTTATGTATCAAACAAATATGGTTCAATAGAAACAGCACAATCTCAAATACATCATTATGAATATATTGCAAGAGCTAGAGCTGAAAAAACAGGAACCAGTGATCCAGTTCCCGCACATAAATTAGAAATTGATTATCAAACTTATACAGAGACAGCTGTTACAGAAAGAGAAATAATATATTCATACGGATATGAACGAGATTTGAATGAATCAAAAAGAGAAATTCAGTTAATTGATTCTGCGTACATACAATCTGTTCAAGATGAAGCTAGAGGATTATTTAGATAATGACAGACGCGCTAAAGGACACGGAAAAGAAAACCGCATTTAATCCCCAAAAACCTGCAGCATTTGCTGGTGATTTTAATATCACTATGATGAAACTAACATCTGCGAACCTTGATATAAAAACGGGCCGTGGTGCTAATTTTTTAGACCTTACCACAAGTGTTTGGCATGTGTTAAATTTTTATGAAGACATATATTCTCCAATCGTTTCTGGTGATATTACACTTACTGATACGGTAGGTCTGATAGAATCTTTTCCTATTATTGGAGAAGAAATTCTTGATGTTTCTTTTTCTACTGCGGGGGCCACTCTTCCCCCCACTGCTGGACCAGGTAATACAAGTGTTCCTTCTGCATCAGAAGCACCGAAACAAGTAATTAATCGTTTTAGAGTTTACAGGGTAGACCCACCAGTTCAAGTAACAGACAATTCCAGAACTATTAAATTATACTTTGTAACAGATAATCAATTTACAAATTTGTTATCGAAGGTTAGAAAAACTTATCCAACAAAACAAAATATTCCAAATACAAGAACTTCTGATGAAGTTAAACCCTACACTCTTGCAGACATGGCAAGAGATATATTTTATGATTTCTTTATTGGAAAGAAGAAACCTTTAAGACAGCCTAAAACAAGAAAACCATTTTTGGTTGAACCCACAAGATATAAATCTGAAATAGTAATTCCAAATTGGAATCCATTTAAAGCTATATCTTTTTTGGCTTCAAAAGCAGTGTCCGCGAATCCAGAAACGAAAGGTGCTAATTTTGTTTTCTACCAAACCCTTCAAGGATTTAGATTTGTTTCCATAGAAACTCTTATGTTGGGTGGTTTTAGACTTTTTAAAGAAAAAGATAGTGACGTGGTGGCAGAAGAATATCCCCATTTAGCGATAAATGCTATGTTAGAAACTGCTACTACTGACAAGTCTTCACATATTCCCATTTATGATAATAATATTGTGATTGATCCAACGGTGAAACCATTTGTGGCATCTTATAAGTATATACCAGCCAATATGGGAGAAAGTAAACAATCCTCATACGAATCAGTAACCAGTTTTAGATTAGTTGATTCTTTTGACACGATGAAAAATGTAGTATTAGGTATGTATGCAAATCGTGTTATTACTCATGACCTTATCCAAATGAAAATAGACCGAAGAGATTTTCATTATGTTACACCACCTTCTACAGTTTTTACAATTGAAGCAGACGGCTCTGTATCATCTCAACAAAATACAGAAGAGGGTGACAAAGAAAAAACACAAATTGATGCGTCTGTTTCAACTGAAATTGGTAGATTGTGTTCAAACAATGCTGATTTTTTGGGAAAACCAGAAGCTCACATATCATTAGTTCCAACAACTTTTGGACAAGCAGGAGCTCTTAATACTGGGCCCAAGAAAGAGTTTTCTATAGCAAAGGATAATCAGATTCAAGCGATAACCCAAGCAGATAATAAAGATTCTACTGGATTCGCTGTAAACGAAGATATAAAAGAAAATCATGTTGAAGATGTTATTGCTAGAAGAATATCACAGAGGTTACAACTTGATAGTGTTAAAATAAACTTTTCAGCTCCTGGTGATTCTTCAAGAGAGGTTGGTGATTTGATTTCATTTGATTTTCCTACAGAAAATTCAAAAGTGGCTGCTTCATCTGGTCGAGGGGCTGGTCATAAGTATTATAGTGGGAAATTTTTGATTACTTCATTAAGACATAAAATTACACAAGATGAATATACGATACATGTTGAAGCAATTAAAGATGGATATAAATCTGCAATATCTTCTACATTTGAATTAACAGCACCAACTGTACAAATACCAAATCCAAAAACTGGATTGGCAATGACACAAGAAGAACTACAAGCATCTGCAGATGATTATACTAACAATAGACTTACTGACCTAAGTGACACAAGTAGAGGATTTTGATATATGGCTGAATTTATGGGTAAAGATGGATTTGTCTGGTGG